TAGCGATTTAGAAGGCGATATTAGCAATAAACCATACAAGCAATTTTTAGAACTTTACGAAAGTATAATTGCAAAGAGTTGTAAACTTTTAAAAGTTGGTGGTTATGCTTGTTTTGTAGTTGGAGAAGTAAGAGATAAAAATGGTTTTTATATTGGTTTTGTTCCCGATACTATTAAAGCATTTGAAAAGTGCGGAATGAAGTTTTATAATGAAGCGATACTTTTAAATGCTATTGCAAGTGCAAGTATGAGAGCAAACGGAAATATGAAAACGCAAAAACTTGTAAAAGTTCACCAAAACATTTTAGTATTTAAAAAATTATAATGGATTACAAAGAAAAATACAAGGAAACGATTGAGCAGTTATTTTTTGCCACAAGAGAACTTGAGGAGCATAAACGCAACGAAGAATTAAACTACTTAGTTCTATCAAACCAAAGCGAGGTTATTGGTTCTCTATGGGAAAACTTGGATAAGATGCAAGGAGCGAGAAAGGACAACGCAGAAAAGACAATGCAGAAACTAATATTTGTATTCATGCATATTGGAAAGATTTATTTGGATGAATTGAAATGGAGGAAAGATTTATTTAAAGCTAATCAAAGCCTAATTGATGCAGCCAAAAGGGTTGAAGAACTTGAAAAAGAGTTAGTAATAGAGAGGCAATTCAATGAAGTTTAAAACTTGTTCAATTCACTTTTAAAATAAAAATTAAATTTGTATCATGAATAAAAGAGGAAGACCAATTGGGTCGGTAAAAGGAAAGACAAAGCAACCGGTAACAGTTATGCTGCGAGTAGAAGATATTCAAGCAGCAGGTGGAGTTGAAGCAGCAAGAGAGAAAATAAAAAATAACTTTTCTAAGTTGTGAAAAATGAACTGCTAAAGATTATTAATACAGACCCTAACTTTCGTAGGATATGTCATGTATTGAATCAGTCTTATGCAGATGATATATTTCAAGAGGTATGTCTTTACCTTTTGGAAACAGAAGATAGCAAATTACCTTCTACAGTTGGATTAAACTTTTGGTTCTATTGTGTAGTTAGGAATATGAGTTCACGAACAGGTGCATTTGGAAAGATAGTTCTGAAGCAGGAAAAAAGATTAGAAGAATTTCATATAATAGAATCTAATAAAGAAAACCTAATTAGAAAAGCAGAAGATTTTATGTTAAGTCTATCGTAGTTTGAAAATAGAATAGTATTACTCTATAACGAATTAGGAGATATGAAGAAAGTTGAGAAAGCCACAGGCATAAGTTATTCAGCCTTGAGAAAAGTGAAGGATAAAATAAAAGAAAAAGCAAGTCAAATATGAAAATATTAATAATCGTTCCTTCGTATCCTAAGATTTCGGGAGTAGATTATCATAGGTTATTCATGCCTCATAATGTTTTAGGAACTCTACATCAGGATTGTGAGATAAGTTTAATAACAGAAATAGATTCGCAGCCAATAGAATTCCTTCAACAGTTTGATATAGCAGTAGTTAATAGATTTGTATCTAAAATAGGTCAACCAATTGATTTGATTAATAAATTAAGAGAAGCAGGGTTAAGATATATATTAGACTTAGATGATGATTGGAGATTACCTAATTGGCATTTACTTTATTCTGCAGCAAGAGAATTAAATCATGCAGAACAAATAGCGTTTGCAGTCAATAATGCTTTTGCAATAACTTGCACTCACGAACTATTAGCTAATTCAATTAGAGCAGAGTTAGGTCATAAGAATGTCCATGTAATCCCTAATGGAATATTCCCTGAAGGACAATTTGAACCAAAGGAAACAAACTTTGATAAACTACATTTTGGTTGGTCGGGTTCAATAACGCATTTTGAAGATGTGTTAATGATGCATGATGCTTTAAGATATCTTTACACCTCAGAAGATAAAGATAAATTTAGAGTTGTATATGGAGGATATGATGGCACAGATGACACTTCTCAAGCGATTGCAGGAGTTTTAAGTTGTAAGGGTATAGCACAAGAAGGTTCGTTCCTTTTGTATGGCTCACAACCTGTTACTCACTATGCAGAGTTCTTTAACCATATTGATGTATCTTTAATTCCTTTGAGGAATAATCGTTTCAATAATATGAAATCTAACTTAAAATTAATTGAGTCAGGATTCAAAAAGAAAGCAGTAATAGTTTCAGATGTTTATCCTTACTCGCCATTACTTGACCACAAGAAAAACTGTTTGGTAGTAAAAAATAGAGGCGATTGGTATAAGCACATGAAGACATTAATAGACAATCCACAAATGGTTGTTGATTTAAGTTCGCAACTTCACGAAGATGTTCAAGAATTTCATATGGATAAAATAGCAGATTTAAGATATAAACTTTATGACAGTATTAGTAGCGTTAATTTGGGTTAGTTTCTTCTCAATGAATGACTTTCCAAAGTGGTTAGATTTCAAACCATTTAATTGTGTAGTATGCTTATCATTTTGGTCAGCAATGATAATGTATCTTATAAGGTATTATCTGCCAACATATAGTCCTTTTATTGACTCATTATGTATTGGAGGAGCAGCAGCGTATCTATCTATGATTGCAAAAAGAATTTTATTTAAAATATGATAATGACATACGAAGACATATACAAACAAATGAATGAAGACACAGGTGATAGATTTACCTTGCTTCAGTTGATTGAGATTTTTAGAAACGAATCTGATTGGGTTGGCACTTCATTTCAATTAATGAAAATGAAAGAATTACTTACTAATATCACAGGCATCAGACCGGGTAATTGTTCAGGCTGTAACATCAATGTACTTGTAGATATGAATAGATGGGTCATGAACTATGAAAAGGAACATCCAACAGAAGAAGTAAAACCAAAGTTAGGAAGACCAAAAGCAAAGTAATGGCACTCATAGCAATTAATAAAAAACTTACCTATATTTGAATATGGTTAAAATATATAAATTAATTGACCCAATATCCTATGAAATAAGATATGTTGGAAAAACAATAACAAGTCTAAATGATAGGCTTAAAGTTCATATAAGGCAAAGTAAGATTGCTAAAAAACATACCCACAAAGAAGCATGGATAAAAAGCCTTTTAAATAAAAATGTTAGGCCAATAATTGAATTAATAGAGGAAGTTGATAATGATATATGGGTGGAAAGAGAATGTTTTTGGATTAGCCAATTACCTAATTTAACTAATATTTCATCAGGTGGACATTGCGGAGGAAATGGAGTTAAACATACAGAAGAAAGAAAGCAAAAGTTAAGAGAAAAAGCAAAAACAATTAAAGGCTTTTATAAAAGTGGTAAAGGAAGAAAGTGGACTGAAGAACAAAAAGAAAAAAGAAGACAAAAACCAGCATGGAATAAGGGATTAAAAGGTGTAATTAAAGTAAGCGAAGAAACAAAAATTAAAATGAGTAATTCACAAAAAGGTCACAAAAGAGGCGGATTTAAATGGTCTGACGAAGCAAAAGAAAAATTTAAAGAAGCCCATAAAAGGAGTATAGAAACAAAAATAAAAAATAAGGAGGCTTTATGTGTGCGATGATAGCTATGTGTTGCCACGATACTGAGGAGAATGAAAGAAGCAAGTATACTAAAAGAACTTTGAATAGTTTATTTCAAACAGTTGATTGGGATAATAACCAATTGATAATAGTAGATAATAATTCATGCGAAGAAACTAAGGATTTCATAAGTGAATTCTTAACATGTACAAATAGGAATATTGAATTAATTGAATTGTCCGAAAATATCGGAACATCAAAAGCTATTAATATGGCTTGGAAGAATAGAAAGCCAAATCAACATTGCATTAAAATAGATAATGATGTTGAGATAAGCAATTACGGATGGGTAGAAGAGTTGGAAGAGGCAGTTAGTTTTGACCCAAAGATTGGGCAGATTGCTTTAAAGAGAAAAGACCTAATGGAAAATCCCTATCGTAATGACCAATTTAAATCTCATCTAAGAATGTTACCACATACCAATGGTAATAGATGGATAATCGTGGAAGATGTGGAAGGAGTAATGGGAACTTGTGTGCTGCACAATTGGAGATTAATAGATAAGATTGGTGGTTTAATGCAGCCAACTAAATACGGATTTGATGATACGTTGATGAGTATTAGAACTAAGTTAGCAGGTTTTAAATGCTGCTTCCTACCTCATATAGAGATAGACCATATTGATGAAGGAAAAAATGAGTATGCCAATTGGAAAAGAAAACACGCAACAGAACAGATGGATGCTTTCAATTATATGAAGCAAGGATTAATTAATGGAACAATAAATTTAAAATATGAGTTGTAAAGTAATATCAGTAGTTGATGATAAGAATAGAGCCTATCATTTAGAAAAGTCTTTGAAGCATTTTGGTTGGGATTATGAAATCATTCAAGCAAGTTGGAGAGGATTTGGAACTAAGTTAAATACTTTGAACGCTTATCTGCATGAGAATCCAAAAGTAGATAAATTTATTTTCGTTGATGGATATGATACTTTCTTTTTAGGAAATGAAGAAGAGTTCATGAGTAAGATTAAATCACCAAGCCTAATAAGCACAGAGATTAATTGTTGGCCGGATATTGCAAGAGAAGGAGATTATCCTGCATCAAAACATAAGTTCAAGTATTGCAACTCAGGAACATACTTTATGCAATCAGAATTGTTTAAGATGTTAATGGAAAGAGAACCAATCCAAGATGATGCAGATGACCAAAGATGGATGACCGACCAAGTAATTAAAAGAGGATTGAGTTTAGATTATGATAGGCAATGCTTCCAAACACTTTGCGGAATATTAAAAGATGAAGATTATATATTGTTAGAGAATAGAATGCTGACTAATGTTGGAACAAGACCTGTAATCATTCATGGCAATGGTAAAGCAAATATGGAATTCATCTATGATTTAATTTAAAATGAAAATAGAATTTAATAATACTCAAGATTGGAACAGAGAAATCCATGAAGAGTTTTGCAATAAAACAAATGAAGTACTTCAATTAAAAGAGTTGAGGGACTTTGTAGAAACAAATGCATTTGGATTTGGTGAAAGGTCATTCTATTGGATGTGGAAATTAATAGTTGATGAGATGCCATATAACTTTACCTTTTTAGAAATAGGAGTATTTAGAGGTCAAACATTAGCTTTAATTAAATTACTTGCAAAGTTAGCAGGAAAGAAATGTACTTGCTATGGAGTAACTCCTTTAGATTCTACTGATGGACATTGGGAAAGTGATTACGCTGCAGATATTAAGTTATTGCATAGTAAATTTAAACTTGCTCAGCCTAAAATAATCAAAGGACTAAGCACAGATGAAGAGATAATTAAACTTGTAAATAATAAATATAACATTGTATATATAGATGGTGGACATGAATATGAGATAATCAAATCAGATTTAAAAACCTATCCTCAAATGGCAAAAGACTACTTAGTAATAGATGACTGTGCTAATAAGTTTCAAATACCTTTTGGAATGTTTGCAGGAATAGAATCTGTAAGTAATGCAGTAGATGAATTCTTACCACCTTATACAAATAATGAGAATTTTATATATTTAGGAAACATAGTACACAATAGAATTTGGAGGACAACATAATGGCACGACCGCATGGAACAAAAAACATAGAAACACCTGAAAAAATGTGGGAACATTTTGAAGCGTATAGAGAACACACTAAATCAAGACCTATATTAGTCCAAGACTTCGTAGGAAAAGATGGAGATGAGGTAAACAGAAAGAAAGAAAGACCTCTTACTATAGATGGATTTGAATGTTGGTGTTACGACAACGGCATTATAAGCGATTTAGGACATTATTTTTCAAATCTTGACCAAAGGTACTCAGATTATGTAGCCATCTGTTCACGCATCCGTAAAGCAGTAAGAACAGACCAAATTGAAGGAGGTATGTC